GTGTGGACCGATGTGGGCGCCCAATCGGCTGTGGAGTATGACGTCACGGCCACGGCCATCAGTGGTGGGACTGTTGTGAATACTTCTTATCAATTCGCCGGTGGGGCCGGTTCTAATCAGGGTGGGTCTGAATCGGGCTTACTTGGAAAGACGTTTCTTTGGGACCGCCAAGGGACTGAAACGGGGATTGTGACTTTGGCCGCTGTGAGAACCACGGCCTCATCAGCCACCGTCCTTGGTTCAATCAACTGGGAAGAGGTGAGGTGATGGAAAAGACATCCTTTGAAGAGTATTTGTCAGCCACCACACCCAAGGTTGACAAGCCTCAGGCGCCACCACCTGAACCGCCATCGTTTCCATTTACAATTGATAGCGTCCCCGACGCAGAGCCAGATGTTCCTCCACCATCAGAGGTGATTGTGGCAAAAACTGAATCTGCCCCGTCTGTTCCCCTAGAACCCGCAGAGCTACTGCCCGCAGCCCCACCCGCACCAACTGTGACAGTGTAATTTGTGCCAGTCGCAAGTGTCAAAGATGATTCTGCGGATGCGCCGCCTCCTGACGATTCGCCTGAAACAGAGCAACGATAACCACCTGCACCGGCTCCTCCGCCGTTGTAACCTGCCGAACCTGCTCCACCAGCGATAACCAAATAATCAACTGTCAGCGCAGGAACTGCACTATAAAATTGCTCCCAAGCACCGCCTACCTTTGTAAAGGCAGCGTCAACATCTTTCCAAGTGCCACCAATTCTGGCGTGGATAGAATCAATTTCTGCCCAGCCTGCAGCAAACTTAGCGTGTGTTGTCACCCGTTACTCCTAAGCGGTATATTGAAGCCAGACATCTCCGTCAGAACCACCAGATGGGGCAGAGGTCGAGAGAGTAATGTTTCGCACAACAGTCTGGTCAGTGGCAGCCGTTGTCACAGTTCCGTTGGTCTGAGATACAACTGCGCCGATGTTCTCCCAGCGAGAGCTGCTTGCGTTCCAAGACAAGGTATCGCCGTCTGCAATAGACGCAATTTGCACATCGTGCAGCTCAGAAAGCACTTCACCCAAAGTCATGCGCACAAGAATCTTGCCTGAGGTTCCGCTACCCTGCTTTACAACAGCAGCAATTGGAGCCTTTAGGCTTGGTGCAGCTGGCTCAGTTGAGGTCAAGTTACCTGCTGTTGAGGGGTCTCCATAGAGCAGTGTGCCCGGAGTCCAGACGTTTGTGTCTAGACCTTCTACAATCCCCTCTGTGGTCACCCAACCATGTAGTGGTGGTCAACGCTTCCGTCTGTGGTCGCAGGCTGCACAGTGACAGTATCGCCAGCAGCTCCTGCAAACTCCACTAGGGTTCCCACAGGGATAGCTGTGACACCAGATGCGTTCTTGACACGGATAAGCTTCTCAAGACCAAGCTGCAGCGTTACAACGCTGTCAAGGCCAAGGTCAAGAGTCTCCTGCTCTTCGTTCCACACAAGCTCACCGACATCAGCAACGAGGTCTGCGGTTGTGTCAAAAGCAATAGAGTCGTAAACGCCAGTAGCGTCATTGTTCCAAGTGGTTCCGTCCCATACCCAAGTGCGCCCAGCTGCGGTATAGGTGTCACCTACAGTTGGTGAGTCAGGGAAATTTAGGGCCATTGGGCTTTATCCTTTGCGTTATTTAGAGAACTAGGGTGTCGGCTTCTTCAGCCGTAAGAGGCTCGCCTGCGACGAGCTTTGCCTTAGCGGAGTCCTTGAGTGCCTGAAGGGCAGCAGCTGCCTCTTCTTGGGCGATGCGCTCTACTTCAGCAGCAGCAGCCATTGCCTCACGCTCTGCAATCTCCTCATCGGTCAACTCAACAACAGTACGCTCTCCAGTTGAGCAGTCAACAATGAGCTTTGAGGGCCTATCTGCCATGTTTTTCCTTACTTGTTGGTAATTACTATTGTATCAGGTTGATAAAAACTAATTAATTTTAAAAGTCTGGCTCTTGATAAAATACTGGTTGATATGGCGTTCCAATATTTTCTTGATTAGATGCTGCAATTTCATCAGATACTTTTGCAAACAAAACGCCCTCATCATCAGTCAAAAGAACAGTGTAAGATGTTGTCCAACTAGCGTCCTCATTAATCTCTCCGGTATTAAAGTTTTTATTAGGATATGGTATGCCGAGGGCTATCTTTACCTCTTCGTGCCAAATATCAAATTTTTCTTGCGACTCCCACGAATAATACATCAGAAAACACTCCACTTTGCATTTAGATAATCCACTACGGCTTGCCTATTTACCTCAGTAGCATCGGCTCCATTTACAACTGCTATTTCAGCAATAGAGCCAGTCATTCCGTCAATCAAATCTCCTGACGAACCAACGGTTAGTTTATAGGCTGAATTAGCAGAGCTTGGAGCGTCACCTCGCGTGTTTGTGTTACTTCCTTGCGTAGAGTTTTGGTAGTAAAAAATTCTGCTTCCAACACTAGCGTCAGCATCTACCATTGAGCTAAAGATTAAGGCTCCAGAATTAAAGTAGTTGCATAAAGTTGTACTCGCTACTAGTTCCAGCCGCCACTAGGGCTGAACCATCAAAGTCAAGAACATTTAGACCGTTAATTGTACTAACGCCCGTCGTGGGCTGATAAGAACCTGTTGCTTGCGTCACATTAGACCCAGCTCCCTTATTGTCCCATTGAGATACCGCTCCCCCAGATTCAGTAATTGTAGATGCATCCGAAGCATCTAGCCATAATGGGGCAGAGGCCAAAAAGCTTGGTGCTGGCGGCACCGGAGAATACGCAGTATTCCCCACAAGCATAGAGCGGTAGAACCTGTTATCGCTCAGGCTTGAATGCAGTAGTGATTTGATTGCCATTAGCTTACTCCTAGAGGTTCCACTTATTTGCTAGATAAGTCTGCACATCCGCAACTTCTTGGTCTGTAAGTGCCCTGTTGTAAATAATGTGTTCTGCAACAAAACCATTTAGATAGCTGTCGCTGGTGCCTTGCGATGCGTCACCGATAGTAATTCTATCAGCATTTAGTGATGTCGGGGCTGTGCCGGTTGCCGTTGAGCCATTGCTCCAAATCTTGACATTACTGCCGTCCAATCTAAGCGCAGAATTTTGAATTGTATTCACAGCAGAACTGGAAATTGTTGCAATAGTCGTATTGCTGCTATATGCATAAATTGTGTTAGCCCACACACCAAGGATAGAGTTTGTATTATTGTAGTCATTTGCTGTAGCACTGTATTTCCAAATTGAGGCCCAGCGAGAATAGGTAAACGACCCACCCTGTGATTCCTTAGAACCGACTGTGAAAACCGTAAGAGCATTGCCAACTAACGAAGCATTTGCAACAAGCCTATCCACATTAAAGTAAGGCACGATAACGCCATTGCATACAACTGGGCCATAAGCGGGCTGTAAGCTTCCAGTCGCCTGAACTGCGTTAATACCGTTTCCAGATGAGTCTGCCCACTCAGAAACAAAGCCGGATGAAGAGGTAATACTAGAAGTATTAGCAGCATCGTACCAAGCGTATAGGTCGCTAGTAACTGGCAATGTGTATGTCATTGGCTCTACTGCTGCTGTTATCCCATACAAAGTCGCTGAGCTATATTGCACAAAGTTTCCACCACCGCTACCGCTAATCTCTATGCTTGTAATCGGCGAAGTTCCGTCCCACAAGATACCACCGATGCCCATTTCATAGTATGAAGACTGCCCCTCTGTAGCAAATTCAACGCTTAGAGTTTTTGCTGAATTAGAGGTGTAGTTTGGGATGTAATACTGATTCGTGCTAAAAGTATTAGCAGTTTGGTTTGCGGCAGTAGCTTGCCCGCCCCTTCTGTTTGCGACCCAAGCAGTAGCTGCTCCCGTAGCTCCCCCATACCCCATAAGAATTTGTCCTGAGTAGGTCGTAGAGTCGGCGTTGAAGGTGAAAATTTGCCCCTCAATTACATCAGCTTTATTAGTTCTTGTAGATACTTGCACCATTAAATCGGTGTAGGTTGCAGGGATTGAATCAAAAACAAGGCTTGCCTGCGTTGGGTCTGTTACCTCAATGTGTTCTATAACTGTCATACTCATAACTAACTCGCTATCCCGTAAAGGCTGAGAACCGAACCTGCATTTAGTGTCCCTGCGTTAGTAAACACTTCAATGCTGTTTATTGCCGAGGTATCTGCCCACCTAGAAGCGTATGCAACTGTGGCTGATGATGGCATATTGGTTCGAGTTAGTAATGTTTTGTGTTTGTCTGTTGCCGAATAATCCATTATCTGAGTTACCGCAACCGCATTAACAGGTGCATAATTGAAAAGATAATTGATTGTCAAAGAGTCCGAACCGCTTTGTGCTGCTGAGCCAATTCCCCTCATGTAAACATTGGTGTAGTTTGCACCTGAGTCTCCGTTGTAACGAAGATAAACCTGTGCTACTCCCGAATGATTTGGCACTTGAGCTACTAGAACCAAGTCACGATAACTTGCAGGAATAGAAGAAAAAGTAACACTCGATGCTGTCGCTGAAAGTGTCGTAGTCGCTAAAGCTACATAGGTGGAAACAGGAGGACTATAAACAGTAGGCATTATGCACTCCTTAGGCCGTAGAGAGAGTATCTCGAACCCACAGCAGGCGGCGAAATCTGATGAGTGAAGAGGATGTCAGTCACGCTAGAAGAGCTTTGCCATAATCCTGATGACAGGTAGATAGAATTTTCATTTGTTGTCTGTCCTGTAAGGCAGCGAACTGTTTTGTATTTGGTTGTTTCAAAAGGGTCGAGTAAGTCAATCACTCCCGCTGTGTATCCGTCAGCTGTGTAATCGGCAGCGGCGGCATTTAGGTTGAGCATCATTTGTGTTTGACTACTTGCGTCAGAGCTAGAAACTGTGCTTCCGTTGCCTCTGAGATAGTGCCAAGAATAGTTGCTACCAGAATCAATCGAACCGCTCGCACCTAACCTCATGTAAAGCGAGTCAGCAGAGTTACCTGTTCGTGAACCTCTGATAACAAAGCGAATCTGGAAATGTTGGTAATCAGCGGAGTATGCTCCCAAGCTAGAGAATTGAATGTCAGCAGGTGAGCCTGTCAGTATCTCTGTTTCAAGCAGGTCGTATCCTGAAAAAGCAACTTTAGTATTTCCTGCAAGAAAATTAGAGTATTTTTGAAAATCGAGAAGACTACTCTGGGATAGGCTTTTGATTGGCATAAGCCCTCCCTGCTAAGCTATTTCAGAGCCGAATACGTTGAAGCTTAGGTCACCAGAAGAAGCATAAATGTTCAAGACATCATTGGCATCCATCGTGATACCCAGTGTGATTGTCGTTGAGTCCGATGCGCCCACGGTTACGTCATAAGCCAAGTAGTGCTGGTTCGCTAGAGTTGCACCATCTGGTCGCACAGCAATGCGGTACTGAGCATCTGAGGCTGAGCGGTTAGCTACCACAATTGTGGAAATAACTGCCATAGTTGCGGTTGGCACAGTGTAGACTGGGGTATCGGTAGTCGCACTTGGTGCAGACTGAGCCAAAACTTTGTAAGTGGTTGCCATTATTTTCCTTAAGTCTTCTTCCTATTATACTATGCGCCAATGAAGAGGAACGAACTAAACGCTGCCTCGCCGTCAGCACCGTCAACGCCGTCAGCGCCATCTGCACCGTCAGCGCCAGCAGGCCCAGTTGCTCCTGTTGCGCCAGTAGGCCCCTGTGGGCCAACCTGACCAGTTACTGCTTCTACCCAGTAGCTATCGTAGTAGATAAACAATGTTCCGGTGTCAGACTCCCACCAGAGAGTGTTCGCCTCTGGGCCACTTGGTGGGGTGTCGCCAACCTCTACAGATGCGCCACCAGATACATAGCCCAAACCGCTCCAAGCGGTTGAACCGTCACCAATTTTTAGCTTGCCTGTGTCTGACTCAAATCCTGCTTCACCCGCAGCAAGTGTGGGGTCAACAGAAGTCCAGTTTGCAGCCGTATCCCTACGGAACTTAATTACAGTTTGTGCGGGCATTAAGCGCTGCCTCCGTCAATAATATTTGATGGCTCCCATGCGGAGCTTACTGAGTTCCATTTTAGCATGTCATTAGCTGATGGCGCAGCAGCAGACACGTCTCCAAGGTCATCAATTGATGTGCCTGACCAGTCAAAGCCAATCGTAGTTGTTCCGCTGTCATAGGTAACTGGAGCGGTTGCGGTGATTCCGCCAACATCACCAGTGTCCCCCTTTGGAATGGTAAAGTCAAAAATAGCTGCTGCGCTAGTTCCGACATTTGTGACACTTGCAGGAGTGCTTGGAGTTCCAGTTGTTACAGTTCCGACTGCGATTGTCGCAGCATCTCCGTCTGCTCCATCCGCACCATCAGCTCCTGCTGGGCCTGTAGCGCCAGTGTCGCCACGAGGAATTGTAAAGTCAAATACAGCAGCTGAGCTTGTGCCGGAATTTGCTACCGCGGCATTGGTGCCTTCTGCACCAGTTGAAGTAGTTCCAACGGCAATAGTTGCAGCTGCACCATCTGCGCCATCGGCTCCATCAGCTCCGTCTGCACCAGCTGGGCCGGTAGCACCCGTTGGGCCTGTTGGGCCTGTAGGGCCAACTAGATAATAAGTTCCATCTGCGCTTGGCACAGGAGAGACTGTTGTTAGGTCAACAGTTGTGGTTGCAGGAAGTTCTATGCTGTAGGAAGCAACGCTAACTGGGACATCTTCTTGGTCGGTTAGCCTAAACTCAACGAGCCAAGTCCAGTCGGTTGGGTTCAGGTCTGCATCATCGGTGGCAACTAAGTTGACTCCCCGAGTGTTGTCTGGCCCAAGTAGGTAGCCATCTGCATCAAGTGTGCACTCAACTACAGCCGGGAGGATTGTGACGGGGTTTGGACTAGAGCCTGCGTTTAGGAGTTTTGTCGGGCTTGGTCGAAAATAAATGCTGCCCTTGGCGGGAACGCCATCGGGGTAAACATCAGGGTCAACACCATCGCCGTACGCCAAAAGGAACTGTCCTATGACAGTTCCGTAATCTACGTTTGTTGGGAGGGCCATCTTATCTCTATTCTACCAGTTAGGCGGTTCCGCCATCTATCTCAGTAGGGATGGTTGCAAGCCCGTAATCCAAGCTATTCCAAGCGGTTGTGCCGTCCCCAATCTTGAATTTAAGAGTATCTAACTCAACGCCCATTTCTCCTTGTGCCAAGACGGGATTCGCAGCCGTCCACTCCGCGGCTGTGCCACGCCTAAATTGTATTCTTGTCGCCATTTACACACTTCCGCCGTCAATTGGCACTAATCCGCCATACACACTATTATAGACCCCAGCCTCAATTGCATTGATTCCGAAATAAATGTCATTTGGAACGCCTGCGTCTAAGTTTGTTGAGAGAGACTCTCCTGCTGGGCCTTGGGGCCCTTCTGGCCCTATAAGACTTGCTAGCCATTCTGCCTCCGTACCTGTAAAACCTTCGAGCTGAGCTACCTGATAGGCAGATAACCCAGTTAAACCCTGTGGACCTGTGTCGCCCTGAGGCCCTGTAGCACCTGTAGCACCAGTCGGCCCCACTGGGCCTTGAGGCCCTGTTTCACCTTGAGGCCCTGTTGCACCGGTCTCACCCTGAATGCCTTGAGGCCCTTGTGGGCCTGTTGCACCAGTTTCACCCTGAATACCTTGTGGGCCTTCAGGGCCTTGTGGGCCTGTTGCACCCGTAGCTCCAGTTTCACCTTGGATACCTTGAATACCCTGTGGCCCTTGAGGCCCCGTTTCGCCCTGAACGCCCTGAGGCCCCTCTGGGCCAGTTTCGCCTTGGATGCCCTGAGGCCCTTCAGGCCCAGTCTCTCCTTGGACTCCCTGAGCACCCTGCTCACCTTGTGGGCCTTGCTCACCTTGTGGCCCTTGAGGGCCCTGAGGGCCTTCTGGCCCCTGAGGCCCGGGAGCGCCCACTCCACCTGCTCTGTCGGCTGCTCTGGGCTTTTTACCTTTTACAGTTCTGTCGAGCTTATTGATTTCATCTTCAACCGTCTCTACCCACTCCTGCGACTGCGCAGGAAGGTTAGAGGAGGGGAAGTAAACCATTGTTTTATTATACCGCAGGATAAAGAAAACCGCCCCCGGAGATTTAACTCGACAGGGGCGGTTTCACACACACAACACAGGTAACGCAAGGAGCGACGCTACCGAGATAATTGTAGCACACTAAGCAGCGATTTTATTGAGCCTATCGAACCTAAATCCGCTCCAAGTCTCTTCGTTAAACTGCACGACAGGCGCTTGGGTGTAGCCCATCTCTCGAATCTTCTCAAGAGCTGCTTCGTCTTGGGTCATGTCAATCTCTGTATACTCAATCAAGTTTTTCTTTAAAAACTTCTTTGTGCTATCGCATTGAACACAGGAGGGGAGAGTATACACAGTTACCATGATTTTCCTATCTAATAAAGTCACAAAAACCCCGTAAATACGGGGCTTTCGGCGGGGTCGAAGTTCAATTGTAGCATAAGAAAAACCCCCTCCGAAGAGGGGGCTTTTCTATGGGTTTTGGGTTTAGGAACCGGCTCCAGTTGAAGCAATGGTTCCGGCTGGAACGATGAAGCCACCAGTTGCGATGTGGCGAATTCTCATCTCCCAGTCGTCGTTGTCGAATGAACCCTCACGAGCAGGAACCTCGCCACCACCGAGGTAAAGACCTCCGTTGGACTTGATTCGAAGCTCTGGAGTCTCGTAACCACGCAGGAATCCAAGAGCAACGGCTGGGTTCAGCTGCTGTCCCGGAACCGGAATTAGGAACCAGTAAGCGCCAGCACCAGAGTTAATCTTGGTCAGCCAGTCGTTTACAACGATGGTTACCTGAGAACCAATTGGGTTACCAGAGATGGTCGTGGTTGCAACGGAACCAGCTGTGGTCTCGGAGCGAACCTCCTGCACGGCAAGAATCTTGCGAGCAGTCATCTCAAGGGCACGAGGCACAACCAGCGCGAACTGGGTGACTGGCGTAATCTGACGACCATTGTAGGTCTGCAGGTTAGCTGCCTCGATTGCGTCCTCTAGGGACTCTAGGGTTAGGGCTGGGTTTCCAGAAAGCAGGTTCTGGTTGCCGGACTTGAAGTTAGTGGTGTTTAGACCACCAGATGCTACCAACTGCTTGGTAACCTCTTCGTCTTCCTTACCAGCAGCCTTAAGAGCTAGCTCCACTGGGAGACGCTCTAGCAGACCAATCTGTCCGTCATTTACGATGGACTCCCAGCTGAAGCGGATACGCTGACCAGCCTTCTTGACCTGCATGGTCTGCTCGGTAACCGAGAACCATCCAGCAGTTGGGTACTCGTCGTACTCACCAACGGTTGGTAGTGAACCCTCACGGAAGGTGTCACCCTGATTGTCTTCTCCAGCGTCGTCGTACTTTAGCGCCTGAAAGGTTACTGGGCGGAAGTCGTCAACTACAAGCTGAGTTGCGAACTGGTCCCAGACCTTCGGGGTTGCCTCGTACTCCTCAAGGAGAACCTTGTTTAGAGTTGGGACGAGCAGCTCTGGGAGGTCGCTTGTGGCGATACCTTCCTGAAGCTTAATCTTGTCCATTCTGTCGCCACGCAGAGCGCCCTCAAGGAGCTTTGCAGCCTCTAGCTGGCGAGGGGTAATGTTGTTAGTCATTTTCTATTCCTTTTCTGACTAGACAGTCTGCATTAGGCGGACGTGAACCTGAGTGGTACCAAGCTTGGTAACGTGACCAATCACCTTGTCGGTGTTGGTGTCGTTGACCTCGGCAATGATACCAGTGGTGGCATCGTCATTTCCGTAAGCAATGTCGCCAACTGCGAGAGCTGAACCACTTGCCTCGGTGAATGCGAAGACGCCATCCATCTTTAGGGTGGCGTAGGTGTTGCCGTCCTCACCGGTGACGGCATCATTCTGAGCAACGCCAACAATTCGGCCTACCTGAACCATGTCACCAGAAGTTACGGTGCTGTGGACAGGAAGGACAAGCTCGCTGCCCTTTGTGTAAATCTCGTTAGTAGACATTTACTCTTTCCTTACTTTCTTTTGATGCGTGACACTACTGCGTCAAACTCATCGGCGGTTGAAGAGGCGCTAGCCTCGTGGACAACACCACTTACGTCTGCAGGAGCGGCTGCCTCTGCAACAAAGCCCTCACGGATTGAGTCGGCGTAAGCCTTCTCGTCTGCGATTAGCTCGTCTACGGTCTTGGTGTTAGTGTCGGACTTCATTGCCTCAGCTACACGCTGCAGGGCAACTTTAGGAAGTCCGGACTCGTTGAACTTCTCGGCAACCTCTACTGGGTCAATGGCGTGGGCTTCTTCCTCCACGGCCTCTTCCTCAGCAGGAGTTGCAGCCTCTACTAGAACCGATACCGACTCACGCAGAGGGGCTAGAGCGTCAACGAGGGTTTCTTTAAGGTCGTCAAATGCGGCCTCAAGCTCTTCCTTCGTAATTGACATTTCTTTTCCTTCCGTTTCGGATTCCCATTTTGTCTGTAGCTTTCAAGCAATGCGACAAACTTGCCACCTGCACCAGCAACAGTTACCACGTCAACGCTCGTTAGTGGGTCTTCCACTAGCGACTCGATGATTGGCCCTTCTCTACCCTCAGCTTCACCCATGTAGGAGTTGCCGAGAGCGTGGATTGATAGACCCACATCTCCTGCCATCTCACGAATAATCGGGGCGTAGTGGGAGTAAAACTCTACATCTGCATAAAGGCTGTTCTCTTTGAAGTAAGCATCAGTCAATAGCTTGCCAGCTAGCTGATGCACGTCCCTCTCTGGTCTGTCATTCGACTCAGAGATAGAGGGGTGATTCATGAAGACCTTGGTTCCAGCCCTGAAAACCTTAGGCCCATCTTTCTTAAGCAGCTCAGTGCCATAGTAGCCAGATGAACCCCATCCAGACTCTATAACCTTGACGCGCCATTTGCTTTTTGACTCCTTGGCATCAAAGCCAAGCGACTCGGATAGCTTTATAGCCATACTACTCCATAACGAAATTGCCTATTAGAAATGATACCACACAGTGCAGTTAAGCCGTTGGGGCGCTATCCTCATCACGAAGGTCATTTGCATTGTCCTGCATCGAGCCTACAGCCCCAGAGTTGCCCTGTGAGGGAACTGCTGAACCACCCGGCTCGTATGGGTTGTCATCTTCTGGCGGAGTGTTGTGCATCTTCTTGATGTCCAAAACCTCAATGACTGCATCACGGTACTCATCGTCCCAAATCGCGTTGGTCTCCCTAGCAAGGGCAAGAGCCTGCATGAGTCGCTGAGTTGCCTCAACCTCAATCTTCGGCCATGAGATTTCCGTGTTGGCTGCACCCATCCAGCGAAGCACTCGCTGGTAAAGCGTAGTCCAAGTAGCCTGACGGGCTTCCATGGCCTTCACAGTTGGGATATCTAGGGTCTGTGCGGTTCCGTAAGCACCAGAGGTTCCCGGGTCGCTCATCAAGGCAACTACCGAAAGCTCTAGGGCTGAAGCGACCATGGAGGCTAGTGGGCGACCAGTTGACAGGTCAATGCTTCCAGAGCGAGGCAAAGATGCAAGTTCCATGCCCTCGCCCATAATCGCAGTCGAACCGACACCGGGCTGACCATTTGTGACCGATGTAGCAATTGAAGCTGCAGCTGCAGTTGCACCAGCTTTAGTTTTGGTGCGAAGCTGCCAAGCAAACATTGCCAGTGACTTCAGAAGTCGAGAGCCGTCTTTCAGGTACTCGTTGTAGGCGTGTGCCCATGGAAGCGCTGGCAACGCGTCTGGAACGCCCCAAATGCGACCTGCACGAAGGTTGACCCTGCTCATAAACATGGTCTTGCTCGCATCTACGGGCTGATTCTGGATTGTGCTCGCAAAGCGACCACGAGGCTGATAGGTGTCTACTGGATACCAAACATCACGGGCTGCAGCGGTCTCCAAGCCAGTTGGGAAGTTGATGTCGGTACGCTGCCAAGTCCTGCGGATGTAGCGAATACGCTCTGAGTCGTCTGGGTCGGTGACAGCGCCAGTAATCTCGTTGAACGGGATTCTTTGAAGCTCACGGGTGTTGTTGTCGCCAAGAATAAAGAACTGACCATCGGTAAAGTGGCTGCGCTCGTTGATGAGCTGTGCGTCAGGGGAGAACAGAACATCTTGGTTCTGAGGGTTCTCAACTAGCCTTCGGATTCGAGGTGGCTGGTCTCCAAAGCTGACTCCACGACCAAAGACATAGCTGGAGCGCATCGAAGAGCCACGCTTGAGTAGGGAGTTACCCTCGGTAACCTCGCGAATCTTGTTTGCAGCCACACGAAGCTCTGTGAGGGTGAAACCCTCCTGCCCGAAGTGTGTGCCTAGTGGATTCCAGCCGTCATCGTCAAAAGCGATGATTGCCTGTGCCATGGAAGCGTAAGATTCCCTCAGAAGTTCGTTTTCCTGAGTCATGCTCTCAAATTGCTTCAAAAAGTCAGAATTTTGCACAAAAAGTCCTTAAAAATAGATATTTTTAGTTTACCACACCCAGTTTGAGTAAAATGGCTGGTCTTGGAAGGTGATTTCCGGGTCTACAATCAGTTTGTCGCCCGGTTTTGCCCCTCCCATGCCATTGTCAAACAGGTGGTCGAGGTTCACAGACGCATAGACAGCCGCATCAAGGTGGTCAGGAGACTTTACGCCCCTAGAGCGCATCTCGTCCTTAGATTCAATCTGGATAGAGCCTGTGGAGTGGAACTTATACCTCAGCATCAGCATTTCGTCCAGTAGACCCCTGTCATCTGGGTCAACGTCAATCTTGCGCTCCATCATCTGCTCGCGAAGCGAGTCAAAATTATATGCACGAGCATTGAACCACCTAGAGCGGTCTGGAGATGCTGCTGAGCCCATCATCGAGATAATTGTGTATTTATCGTTAGCTAGCACAACTAGCTGGTCAATCACAGGGCCACCAAGACCCGCACCATCAACTCGGACTTCTTTTGCTCCAGTCTCAATTGCAGCTTGATGCACTCTGTTGGCAGACTCGACTGATGTGGCCTTGCTCCAGCTTGCCCACCCCTACCAATTGTGAATGTGTGATGCGATGACTTAACATAATTCTCCTTGTGTGTCTTCCTTTAACCAATACGATTTCCATTTCTTGCGTTGCCCGTATGAATTGGTGCGATATTCCCAATCGCTGTCGATGTCCCATCCCTCCTTTTTTAGTTCTCCTATTCGAGGAGACAGTCTTGAGCACCACAACTCATTGAATGCTTCTAACTGTGTGATGCGTCCCCGTGTTTGCATGTAGTCCAGAACCATCTCTCGTTGTGTCATTCTATTCTCCTATTGTATCATGCGTGTCAAGCAGGAATGAAATGTTACGTATCTTTGCTAGGATGTTGTCGAGGTTTGCTCGATGGTCTAGCCCGTCGCGATTGGCAACAGACTCCTCGACATACCATTCCAGCTCGTCTATGTGTGTCTGCATCAAGCGACACACCAATCGCGCCTCCTCAGACGCCTTGATGAACGCGCCGACGGCCTCCACCCGTTCCTCAGGGTCGGATGCTCTGCGATAGGCGTTGAATGTGTGGTCTATGTTGTCGATGTTCATATGTCCTCCTTATAGTTCGCACACTATTGATTTTGATGATGTGACTTGCACGTTGCACTTGCCGTTAGACAGTACGTTAACAACAGACTGCTCGTCTTTGGTTTTAATGCGAAACCGTACCGTGTGATTGCCGAACGTGTAGTCAACGCATACCAGCCCATCGTAAGGAATCCAATATGAGCCTATCTTATAGTCTCCTAGTTGTTCCTTGAGCTTGTGCAGCTCTTGTCCTAGCTCCTCAATGATGATGTCTTTGCCTATTGCAACTTTGCCCAAAGCAGCACTAACTCCGTACCCATTCACCTCTGGTGTTGCTCGCAGCTTGCGCATTTTCTCTCTAAAGTTCTTTTGCTCCATCTTGATGCATTCTGCTTTGGTCATTTCTTTCTCCTTAGTTTCTCCAAGTCCTTCTCAAACAACACTTCAGCCCTCTTGATTGCGTTCTTTTCGCTCTCTCCTTTCTCCCTGTACATTGTCCCTAGTTGCACGGTGCGACGACCTACGTCCTCGTACAGCGTCCAGAATGAATATCTGCTGACAGCCTTCATCGTTTACTCCATGCTGCGAATCCCGCACCAGCTATGCAGCCTATAACGAAGCACGCTATGCCTATGCATATACACGCCTCATTGTGTGCTTGCGCTGTCTCTGCCATTGTCTCAGCAGCTATGAGCCTCTCCTCTAGCCGTGCAGCTTTGAGCATTTCTATTACGATTTGTGGTGTGTTCATTCTATCTCCCATTCTCCTACTGTGTTGCCGTTG